AACGGTCGTTCGTCATCAGGTTCAGCATCACGACTTGGACCGGCTGGGTCGTCCACTGACCAGCAATCTGACTAGACCCTTCTGGCAGCCTGAAGTGCTGATTCGCCCACTTAACCCCGGTCAGGAGCTTCCTCATCCTCAATGTCAGGGTCGCTCGCGAAACCGCTCTCGATATCGCTGTCGCAGTAATCTTCGGGATCGATTCCAACATCGGCTAACTCATTCATCATCTCGGCGATCTCGTCGCGGAACAGCTTGATGACGTGATGCGGTACGTCAGGCCATACCATTTTTATCCGAGGAAGCCAGGAGTCGACTCGGGTTCTCGCGCCGGAGCACCATGTCTCAAGGACATCGGAGAGGACGGTTATAGGGGCATACTGCTTGGCCAGCACCTTCCGCTTCAGCTTTAGGTTTTCAATCTGCTCACGACGATATTCGTTCGCCAGCTCGGCCTTCTGCCGTTCCAGCACCTTTTCCGATTCACCCCCTGCCATTTCCGGTTCGCCGCTACCAGGCTTTGCTGTTCGCAGGTATCGGATGTACCAGTGACGGCATGCATCGAGGTCATACTGCCCGCGCCCTTGTGGCACGGGGAATCCTGCCAGTTTTTGCAGGTTGTTTATCTGCCGCTCCGACAGATCCAGATGCCGGGCGATCTCACCTTGTGTTGCCATGAAAAACCCCAACCGGAACCGGAAATGCCAAAAACGAAAATTTTATAAAACGAGTGATTTCATGCGGGTCTAACGCCCCGCAAGGGAAAAAGGTGCAAAAAAGGACCCATTCCGCTCAGGAAGAGGAATGGGTCAATCGGATGCTCTCAGCCTTGCCCACTGATCGCCCCAGCACACGCAGCCGAAGCCGCTGGTACAGAGGGCAAGGGTGAAAGTATTGCGAGTGGGGCCAGTGGCCCCACCCTGTTACTTGATGCGACCTTTCAGTTTGAACTGGAAGACGTCTGGGTTCTCTGGGTGGGCAATGGGGCGGAAGATCCCCTCCATTACCGCCATGAGGTCAAAGAGCGGGTCAAGGATGGGGTGCTTCGCTGTCACCATGCACTGGCCATACGGGTCGCCGATGTAGATCGGGACGCCGAAATAGCCTCCGTGATGAGTGAACCCGAGCTCCTTCGCCTTTTGCTCCGTCATGAATCCAAGCAATTTGATCTCCTTTCGTGGGGCCAGTGGCCCCACCCGTCACTTACTTTCGGGTAGGTGCCCGCAGGTGGTGATGGCTGCCTCACGCAGGAAGTCTGCAAGGCGTTCTTGCTCTTCTGGTGAGAACTTCAGGCCCTCTACTGCGGGCGCCACCACGATGTGGACCGGAGCCATGCGCGCTTCTATTCGGGCCAACTGCTCACTGATTGTGGTCAGGCTGACAAGTGGTCGCCCACGCACCTGGGCTGCCTCAATGTCAGCCAGGAGCTGGCGGGCATCTGCAAGAAGCGGGCTAGTGGGGCCAGTGGCCCCACCTTCACGATGGGCCTGCATAATGAGTTCGAATCCCTGCTTCATCAGACTGATCCCATCCCGGTTCACGATGTCGTCTGTAGGTGCTTGGGCTGCTGTATTCAGCAGGGACTCGAATATCCTGGTTAAAACTTTCTGGGTCATGTTCACGGCGAGACAGGCCTCCGCTGCTGGTTGATGTAGTCCTGGCAGGCGGTCAGCTGCCTGACTACGTCGTTGGCTTCGTGTCCGAGTCGAACAAGAAACTCTGCATCCGCTGGCTGAAGTCCGCCTTGCGGGGCTTCATCACCGCCGCCGGGGGCGGGGCCGGGCGTGGGCAGAGGGTCGGGTCGTTTGGCTGGGGCGGGGCAGCGGAACTTGTCGCGCACCCGCTTGCTGCCGTCATGGATAGCAGCAACATCAGCATCAAGGCTCTTTTTTCCATCTTCAATTCCCTTTTGATAAGCGCTGTCGGCCGCAGCAACCAGCTCGGCAGAGCGCCTCTCCCACTCTACGGTTTGCTTCGCGTGGGAGAGGTTCGCCCTGTCTTGGGCCGCCTTCTGGTCAGTCCAATCCTTCTCGGCGATCGAATACTTCGTCGTCCAGACCATATCGGTAGCAGACCAGCCGATCGCCGCGCCTGCCAGCAGGCCAACGGCGAGAACGAACCACGTCACGTGGTCGGTGATGAACTCACCAATAGCAGTGAGCGCCTTCATGCCTCGCTCCTCGACATGGCCACCGCATCACCCACCGGCAGATCACCGGCTGGCACCGGCTCGCCTTCCGGCCAGCGATACCCTGTAACCCGGCTGAGGGGGAATGCCTTGACGTTAACCGCATCGCCCTGGTTGCCACCGAGGACCAGCAGGTTGCCGGCTTTGTCCTTGCCAACGACAAAGCCGACGTGGCCGCCGCCGTCGCGGGAGAACACCACCACGCAGCCATAGAAAGGGCGGTCAAGCTGGTAACCCCAACTCAGGTAGGACTTGGCCGACTCAAAGCGGGTGGATTGAATGCCGCTGCGCTCCAGCATGGAGCCCACGAACGCGGCGCACCACGGCGTCTCGTCGTCCTTGATGCCGCCTCGGCGGATATCCTTCCAGAACTGCACGATCACCGGGTTATGGGACGAGCCCTTAACCTCTTTCACACCGATATGATTCTCGGCCTGCAAGATCCAACGTGGTTTACTCATCGCTACCCTTCTCCATCACCATGCCGGCCTTCTTTCCGAGGAAGCGCTGGGCGTACTCGCGCACCGTCTCAACCCCAAGAAAGCCGACCATGCCACCAACAAAACCACTGGCAGAGGCGGGGACGCCCATCCAGTCCATGCCAGACATCAAGGTCAGCGCGATAGCACCACACATGATCGCCTCCAGCAGTGCCTGGCGACGTTTCCCGCCGCCATATACAACCCGCAAAAACGCGGTTCCCATCGACAGGGCAACCCCGTAAATGACCGGCTGGTGCTCGGCCAGCCAGCCAAGCAACAAGGCCCACAGGCCCGGATCCTTCATCGGCATCTTCATAATCCCCACCCCGCAAAGGGTCAGCGGTCGGGCAGCTCTTCAAACTCCCGGCACGTTTGTTCATAACGTGGGGTCTCAAGCTCGACCCCGATAAAAGAACGGCCGCACAGCACTGCCTGCTTGCCGGTCTGGCCAGACCCCATGAAGAAGTCGGCGACAACCGCACCGGGGCGAGAACTGGCCATGATGATGTCGCGCATCATCGCGGCTGGTTTCTCGCAGGGGTGCTTGCCCGGTCTGGCCGGTACCGACGGGTACATCCAGACATCGGTAAAGGGAACGTGCTTGGTCACAAAGAAGGGGCGGCGCAAGCGCTCGAACTCCTCCTTCAGCTGGTCATAGCTGGCAACCAGGCGGGTGTAAGTGGAGCTCAGCCCCTGATAGGTTTCGGTCAGCTCGGCGTAATCCTGGCCGAGGGTCGGGGCCTTCGACGCAAACAGCGCCTGCAGCTGCTCGTACTGCTGCTGGCTCGGCAACTGCCACTGCGAATAGCCGAACCAGTGACCGGACATCTTGGTGCCGGTAGCCGCGTTGATCTCGGCGGCCGTCACGCCGGACGCCTCTCTGGCATGCCGGAAGTATTCGATCAGCGGACTGAACACCTGGCGGCGAAGGTCACTGCAGGCGGCGGCATAACCGCTGCCGGCCTTGGCGCTACCGTCGGCCCCGTACTGCTCGGCGAAGATCACCCGCTCGGTGGCGGGGAAGAAGCTGCGCAAATCCTCTTTGCAGGCCTTGTTCCATGGCCCAGACGGCTTGGCCCACACGATATGGGACAACACCCGCATATGGCGCTGGATCATCAACTCAACGGCCGAGGAAAGGCGGCTCGAGCAGAACAGGTACAGCGAACCGTTCGGCTTGAGCACCCGGCGAAACTCCACCACGAACTGCTCCAGCCAGGCGAGGAACTCCTGCTCGGACGTCCACTGGTTGTCCCAGTCGAGCGCCTTCACCCCAAAGTAGGGAGGGTCAGTCGCAATCAGGTCGATGGAGGCATCAGGCAAGGTCTTGATGTAGACCAGGCTATCGGCGTTGATCAGACGGGCCTGACCGTCCATCAATAGTTTTTCCATTCACAATTTCTCCGAGTTGGCACTCGGAGGTGCTCGCGTAGTTTGTCACCTTGCAGCGCGGGCATTTTATTTCTGCAGCACCGCTAAGGCGGGCCAGCATGCGGGAACAGTTCCCACAGCGAAGTTCGTTCAGGTTCATAGGGATCGGCTTATGTGATAAGCTCCGGCCGCTTTGCAAAGCGCCGTGGCTTTAGTCCGGCCCGTGACCGAGTGCGCGTGGCTGGATGGTCACCTCCTGTTCCAGCAGGGGGTGGCCGCCACGTTCTACAGGCAATAAAAAACCGCCCATGAAGGCGGTTTTGTTTTATGAGGGTCTCTTAGGCATTCGCGCTGAACACACAGATTTCTCCAGCGTGGATAATTTAGCTCACATATCCCCAATGTGTCAACTGTAGTTGAATTACAAATCAACTATAGTTTAAGTTTCGCGGGATTGACAAACTTCCTCGATCAAATAGCGCCACTGGCGCAGCGTTCGCAGAATTGGTCGTCACAGGCGATAGAATCACCGCAACTCAGGCACACGGTAGAACCATCACACCCAGGGGTGCCGCAACGATCGCACACCTCATCACTGACAGGGCTGGCGGCCATCGCCTTTATCACCCCCAACGTCATCCTCACATCAGCGAGAGCACGGTGCGCTTGTCCGTCTATCACTACCCCTTGCTGGGCGGCGGCATTGGTGAGCCGCTGCCAGCGATATGAGCCCTTGTATTCGTTCCAGTCGCCATAGAACTCGGCATAGGCCAGCATGGCGCAGCCCGCCTCAGTCTCTATCGGAGTCAGTCCGTATTGCTCAGCTGTTTGAGCCATCAGGCGCAGATCATAATCGGCGTTGTAAATCACCAGCGGCTTGCTTGCGACTATCTCCACCACCTGGTCATGGATAGCGGCCCAACTCGGGGCCGTTGCCACCATGTCATTCGTGATTCCGTGAATGGCGGTTGCCTCGGCGGGGATTGGCTGGATGGGTTTAACCAGGGAGTCAAAGACCACACTTCCGTCTTGGTCGATAATACTGATCTCGACGATCTCAGCTTGCCCATCGAGGCCGGTGGTTTCGGTGTCCAGAATATGGCAGTTCAGAAGCCACTCGCTGGCCTGTTGTTGTGGGGTCATCCCTCACTCCTTTCGCTGTTACGCTTGTTGCACGGTGTTGCAGCATTCAGCGCAACACGCTCCCACTTACTTCTGACACTGACGTCGGCGCCCGTTCGGCTGGCGCCGACGTCAGTGTCGGAAGTGCAATTTTTCCTATAACAGGGTGGGGCCACTGGCCCCACCTTTACATGGGGGCCGACTCTTCACCCCCAAGGGCATCGAGCAGCGCGGGGACGAAGTTGGACATCTCGCCGGCAAGCAGCGCGATATCGGCATCCAGCCTGGCCAGTGGGTTTTCGTCGTTGATGTCGTCGTTCTTCTCCATCAGCTCGTCGCACCACTTCACGCCGGTAATGGACAAGTCATCAGACAGCGTGAAACTGACGGTATCCCCCCAGTTCAGTGACAACTTGGTCACCAGCTTATCCTTGACCAGGTGGTTCTTCACCTCATCGGTCATCAAATCCTGCTGCTTGAAGCGGGCGATCCCGCCATGCTCCATCGCGCTTCGCAGTTCGGCCTGATCTTCAAGCAAAAAGCCTGCAGGGATGGTGGCCTCCTGCAGCCAGGTGGTCATGGTCACCTCTGGCGGGTTCTTGACTGCAATCGGCAGGGCCGGCAGTGACCCTATGGTCTTGCGCAGCATAGCCAGCATATCGTCCGCAGCCTTGCCCTTGGCAAACACCGCCATCAGGCCGCTGGACGGCTGATACCACAGGTAGGTGCTGGTGCGCTTGGTGTAGGCATGAGGCAGCAAGGTTGCAAGAATGTCCTCCTTGAGCGCCTCCTTCTCTTTTTTCTTGAGTGCGCGGCCCTGCAGGTGCTCGACAGCCTCGACCTTGCTGGCCAACAGCTGCTGCAGCTGCGCGGGGGGCACAACTGCCTGATCCCGAACCAACCGCAGCAGGATATGCCCATCACACTGGTGAACAAACACCGGCTGAGGAATGGCGGCCTTTGCGACAGGATCCGATTCTGCCATCTTGCGCATGGTGTAACGATCGGCAAAGTGGCCGTCTGTCAGCTTGGTCATGATCGGCGCCCAACCGATAGAGGAGGCGGCGCTTGGCATTCGCGGGAAAAACTCGGTGGCTAGGAACTGACTGGCCGCGGCCTCGCTCACCAGGTCAATCTGACGGGTGAGCCGGTACAGGCTTATGGTTTTGATTTGCGAGAACATCGTCTCTCCTTTTTATAATCGTGACCGGCACAGGCGGTCGGCAGCGGGTTTGGGCAGGTCATCGCGATCACCTGCAGCACGGTACTCCGACAAATGGGGGCCATCTCTCCGGCCACCCCATCGAGGCTGACCAGCGGCAGCAGACCAGCCCATATCAGGTCGGCACGGTTCTGGCGATAGACGCCAGACTGAATGGCGCTGACCAGGTGGATCAGCGATCCCTTCTTCCCCGTCCAGCGGTCGGCCAGCAAGATCGGGCTCATGCGGCCGCCTCAGCTTTAACACCCTGGTCCGCATAGTCGCGGATCCAGAGCGTCTGGATATGCTGATCACCCGGACGGCAGCAGGTCTGCCACATGGCCACCGCTGCGCGGGAGTTCTCAAAGCCATCGAGACCACCGACATAGAAATTACAGTTTGGGCAGATGCAGTACCAGCGCTCCTTCATCTGCCGAAGCATAGGCAGGCGGGGGGCTGGCACGACATCAGGCCACACGGTATGGCACAAGCAGAAGTGGGTCGAGTCAGGAAGGGATGTTTTCGAGCACATATTTCAGCGCCTCCTCTACCATGCCGCCGCCGACTTCATGCAGGGCTGACCAGTGCGCGCCGACCGACTTGTCGATCTTCTTGCGCCACGCGGTATCGTATCGGCGCTCGTAATAGGCGCTCACACCGCTCTTTACTGCTGCATCCGGCAGGGTTATCCGTGGTTGATCCACCAGGTCATAATGCACGTTGGCCAGCACTGCAGGGTGGAGTTGCTTCAACTCATGACGGATCGCCAAAGAAGGGCGACACCGGCTGAGGAAGCGTGACTCGAGCTCGGCCACTGTCGCATCGAAGTTGTCACCATGACCGGCGACCAGCCCTTTCAATACCTCCCTCATCCAGTCCGGGGCCTCTTCGACCGTCCGCTTTACCTTGGTGAGTTGGTAGGCGTGGGGCGGGAGAGGGCATGATGAACGTCCGCGAGGTCTGGTCTCTGTGATGTGCTGCGGCGACAAAGCCCACAACTCGCTGCCGTTGTCGCGCTCTGGCCGGTTGCGGCGATCGGTTATCAAAGCCGGGCCGGTGAAGTTCGGGTCAAGCTGGCCACGGGTGAAGGCGTGGCTCTCGAAGCAGGCCCTGACCAATTCGGCGATCCAGCTCAGGCGATGGGCCTCACCTCTACGGGGCTTCTTCACGCAGCCCCCTTATGCAGCTGCCGGCCGGCACGAACCCGGGAGATCTCGGCGGCCGTTGCCTCTTTCAAATCAACCAGCTCTTGCTCCAGCTTTATCAGCTGGTTCAGATCGTCCTCGGTGCCGTAGCTGCCATCAAAGGCAGGGTGAGCATGGCTCATTACGTCGGCGAAGGCCCCGGCCAGTTCGTCTATGGTGGCTTTGATGCTTCCTGTGGCTGTGGTTGTTGGGAGTTGCACCAGCATGTAACCATGCATCCTGGCCGTTCCACGCAGGATGCCGGCGGCCACATCCGGCGGCAGGGAAGACAACCACGCCTCCCGCCAAGCAAATGGGAGCGGCGAATCACCACTGAGGATCCTCGCCGCCCTCTTGGCATATTT